TCAGTCGCCCTCGGCTGGGCGCGCCGGCACGTCGCTCGTGAGCGGCACGCAGAGCGTGCAGTGTACGCCGTCCGCGCAGAGTTCAAAGGTCGTTCGCGCCCCGAGCTGGTAGGGAAGCGCGTCCTCGATGAGTTCGCGCCCTTGACCAGATCCCGGCTCCGCATCGGCTTGGGGCATCAACACCCCGGTTTCACGCCAATCGACGCAGAGATTCTGCCGGTCGGGGTCGTCCGCCGGCGCGACGTGCCAGCACACGGCGAGATGGGCATTGGGTTGCGACAGCGCGCCATACTTGACTGCGTTGGTGGCCAGCTCGTGCAGCGCGAGCCCAAAAATCTGGACGGTGCTCGTTTCCAGGCGCACGTCTCCGGGACCGTCGAGTTTCACGCGTGTTTCGCCATCGTCGAGGGAGGTGTGCGCCATCAGTTCGGCGCGCAGCAGCTCTTCAAAGCTGATATAGTTGCCCTCGGTGAGCCGCGACAGCAGACCCTGCACACGTCCGAGCGCCGCCAGCCGCGCCGGAAATTTTTCTGCGAACTCGTCAAGCGATCTGCTGGTGTGCAGTGTTCGGCTGGCTATCGACTGCACCATCGCGATCAGATTGCGAGTCCGGTGTTGGAGTTCGGCGATGAGCAGCTCCATTCGACCGGCGCTCTGCTTCGCCTCGGTCACATCATAAGCGACCGCAATTCCGCCCGCGATCGTGCCGTCGCGCATGAACGGCACGGCCCCAGTCCTGAGCCAACGCTTCTCGTCGGTGAACTCCAGCAACAAGTCGTGCGCCGGCGGCACGGTCTCGCCGCGCAATGCACGCGCAGAAGCATATTCGTTGGGATCCATGATGCGCCCATCCCGGTCGAACCTTCGGCCAGCCGGGTTCCCCCAGCCATCCTTGAGAAGCCTTTTCATTTCGGGGTTGCGCTTGACGATCTTCCCTTCTCGATCGAGCAGGGTGACGCCGACCGGCAGAAGCTCCAGCAGCTGCGCCAGCTGCGCCTCGTTCTCGCGCAACGTCGCCTCGGCGAGCGCCTCCTGCGTCGAGTCGATCATGATCATCGAAATGCCCACGACGCTCCCGGCTTCATCACGCACCGGGCCGACGCTGGCGCTAAGCCAGATGGGATGACCACCCTCGAACTGCGCGTTAGAGAAGTATGTTCGCTTCGCCAAAATGGTTTCGCCGCGGAATACTGATTCGAGGTCGGCAGCGCATCGATCGTAAAACTCGGGCCATGTCGCTTGGAAGCCTGCACCGAGCGGCACTTCCCGCCAGTCCATGAACCGCAAATAGGCGTCGTTGTAGATCTGGATGAGGTCCCTTCCCCAGAACAGCACGGATGGAAAACCGGAGGCCAGCGTGTGATCGACAGCAAATTTCAGGCTTGGCGGCCAAAAGCTCGCCGGCCCCAGCGGGGTCGCAGCCCAATCGAGGGCGCGGACGCGCTCATGCATCTCGCTGGCGCCCACTGGCCATATCGGTACTGTTTCAGCGTGATCCTGCATGGCAGCCCTACTCCCGCGGTGCAGTATCATATGCCCAATCGAGAAGGCAGACCATCGCTGCCGGAGCAATGAGCCGATAAGGCCAGGCGTGCCTGGACGTCGCGATCAGAGGACCGCCCTTGGCAGGTGAATTAAACCTATATGGCACTTTTATCTTGACAGCGACACGCTCTTTGGGTACAAGCACAGCACGCTGAAGAATTGCGTCGATGGCCGGGGCGGATCGCTTCGGCCTTTTGCGTTGGGGGCAGTCGACATGACGGCAGGAAGGATCGTGGCCCGGGGAAAGGGCCGAGCGGCGCAGCTTCGCGCGTTGCCGAAGCGGCATTGGAGCAGGGAGAAGCAGGAGACGTTTCTCGCCCACCTCGCGGAGACCTGCAACGTGAGCGCGTCGCTCAGGAAAGTCGGCATGTCGTCGACGGGTCTTTATCAGTTCCGCAGACGCTCGGCCGAGTTTCGCGCCGGATGGGACAGGGCGCTCGCGGAAGGCTATGACAATCTGGAGCTCGCCATGCTCAAGCGGGCGCTCAGCGGGACGCTGAAGCCGATTCTCAACCGCAATGGCGAGAAGATCGGCACGGTACGCGAATTCTCGGATTCGGTGGCGCTGCGGCTGCTCACGATTCGGCACGCAACCGTGCGCGGCGGCGCCGGCGAGCCGGCCGAGGACGACGAGGCGATCCGACTCCGCATCGAGGCGAAGCTTTCGCTGATGAACGAGCGGATGGGCGGCGATGGCTGAGGTGAGGCTGGCGCCCGGCGCATCCAAGATGGAGAAGCTCGCCAGCCAATCTCGCGAGTTTCGGAAGGAAATGATCGGCTCCATGTCGCGCGCGGAACTGCGGAGCTGGGACGAGCTGTGGGACTGGCATGCACGCGACGCACAGCGCGCGCCGGAAGGGAATTGGCGGACATGGCTGATCCTCGCCGGGCGCGGCTTCGGAAAGACGCGGGCGGGCGCGGAATGGGTGCGGGGCAAGGCGGAGCGCAACGGGCGGCTCAGGATCGCGCTGGTCGGCGCGACGATCGCGGAGGCGCGCGCGGTGATGGTCGAGGGGGTGAGCGGATTGCTGACGATCGCGCCGCCGCGCAACCGGCCCACCTTCGAGCCTTCGCTCAAGCGGCTCACCTGGCGGAACGGGGCGCAGGCCTTTCTCTATTCGGCGGCGGAGCCGGAGGGGCTGCGCGGCGCGGAGCATCATCTCGCCTGGGCGGACGAGATCGCCAAATGGCCGAACGGGCTGGAGACCTGGGACAATCTTGCCATGGGGCTGAGGCTGGGGGCGCGGCCGCTGACGGTGGCGACGACGACGCCCCGGCCGGTTCCGCTGGTGAGAAGGTTGCTTGGCGAGGCAGGCGTCGCCGTGACGCGCGGACGGATGGCGGACAATGCCGCGCATCTGCCGCAGGAATTCCTCGCGGCGATGCAGGAAAATTATGCGGGCACGCGGATCGGGCGGCAGGAGCTGGACGGCGAACTGATCGAGGAGATCGAAGGTGCGCTGTGGACGCGCGCGATGATCGAGGAGCGGCGGGTGCGGAGCGCGCCGGAGCTGCGGCGCGTGGTGGTGGCGGTCGATCCGCCGGCGGGGCGCGAGGGAGACGCTTGCGGGATCGTCGTGGTCGGGCTGGGGGCCGATGGGGCGGCCTATGTGATCGAGGACGCGACCGCCCTGCGGATGGGGCCTGAGGGCTGGGCGCGGGCGGTGACGGCGGCGGCGGAGCGGCATCAGGCGGACCGGGTGATCGCCGAGGCGAACAATGGCGGGGCGATGGTGGAAAGCGTGCTGCGCGCGGTGCAGGCCGCGTTGCCGCTCAGGCTGGTGCATGCCTCGCGCGGGAAGGTGGCGCGGGCGGAGCCGGTGGCGGCGCTCTACGAGGCGGGGAAGGCCTTTCATGCGGGGGGCTTTCCGGAGCTGGAGGACCAGCTGTGCGGTATGATCGCCGGCGGGAGCTATGAGGGGCCGGGGCGGTCGCCGGATCGGGCGGATGCGCTCGTTTGGGCGATGAGCGAGCTGATGCTGGGGAAGAAGGGCAAGCCGGGGGTGCGGGTGGTTTAGGCTCCCTCTCCCCAGCCGGAGGCTGGGGAGGGGGACCGTCCGAAGGACGGTGGAGGGGTAGCGGCGCTGGGGTTGGGGTGGATTGCCCCTCCACCACGCTTCGCGTGGTCCCCCTCCCCGAGCAGAGCTCGGGGAGGAATTGGGCGGAGGAACTCATGAAATTATTCGGTCGAAAGGCCGCGCAGGCTGCTGCGCGGCCGGCTTTGTTGCGTTCGATGTCGGGCGTCGCGGGGCAGGGGGAGTGGCCGCGATCCTATGAAGCGCAGGTCCGCGAGGCGTTCGTGGGGAACGCCATTGCGCAGCGGGCGGTGCGGCTGGTGTCCGAGGCGGCGGGGAGCGCTGTCGTGCTGGCGAGCCCTGAGGGGCATCGCGCCGAGGGGCTGGTGCGCGGGCTTATCGAGACGGCGGTGGTGCATCTGCTGCTGCATGGGAATCTGTTCGTGCAGATCCTCTGCGATGCGGAAGGGCAGCCGGCGGAGCTTTATCCGCTCAGGCCCGAGCGGGTGACGATCGAGCCAGACGGGCGGGGATGGCCCGCGGCTTATGTGTACCGGGCGGGAAATAGCGTGGTGCGGCTGGCGGCGTTCGATGGGTCGGGGCGGCCTTCGGTGGTGCATGTGAAGGCGCTGCATCCGCTGGACGATCATTATGGGCTGGGGTGCCTGGGCGCGGCATCGGGCGCGGTGGCGATCCACAATGCGGCGGCGAAGTGGAACAAGGCGCTGCTCGACAATGCGGCGCGGCCTTCCGGCGCACTGGTCTATGAGCCGGGGGAGCAGGGGGCGACGCTTTCGGGGGAGCAGTTCGATCGGCTGCGGGCCGAGATCGACGGGAGCTTCGCAGGCGCGGCCAATGCTGGGCGGCCGATGCTGCTCGAGGGCGGCTTGCGCTGGCAGGCGATGAGCATGACGCCGGCGGACATGGATTTCGTCGGGCTGAAGGCGGCGGCGGCGCGGGAAATCGCGTTGGCGTTCGGAGTGCCGCCGCTGCTGCTCGGGCTGCCCGGGGACAGCACTTACGCCAATTATGCCGAGGCGAACCGGGCGCTGTGGCGGCAGGCGGTGTTGCCGTTGACGGGCAGGATTCTGGACGGGGTGGCGCGGGGGCTTTCGGCCTGGTGGCCGGGCCTGCGGCTCTCAGTCGATCTCGATGCGGTGCCGGCGCTGGCGGTGGATCGCGAGCGGCTGTGGGCGGCCGTGACGGCGGCGGATTTCCTGAGCGCGGATGAAAAACGCGAGATGCTGGGCTTCGAGCCCCGGAAGGAGGCGTGATGGCGGAGATGCTGGCGCGGTTGATGATGCAGGCGGAAGAGGAGGGCGCAGGGCTGGTGACGCTGCGCGCGCTTGCGGAGGAGGCGAGCGACCTGGGGGCTCAGCGGGCGCTGGAGCGGCTGGGTTTGGCGGACGCAGGGGCGCAGCGGGACCTGGGGGAGCTGCGGCAGTTGCTCGGCGCCTGGCGCGACGCGAAGGCGGCGGCGCGCAACGCGGCGATCGTGTGGATCGTGCGGGTGGGGCTGGCGGTGCTGCTGATGGGGCTGGCGCTGCGGTTCGGCTTAACCGATCTGGTGCGCGGATGAGGTTCGCGGGCTATGCGGCGCTGTTCGATCGGATCGATCGCGGCGGGGATATCGTGCGCCGGGGGGCCTTTTCGCGGGCGGTGGCAGATGGCGCGGCGAGGGTGCCGCTGCTCTGGCAGCATGAGGCGGGCAAGCCGATCGGACGGATCGAGAAGATCGCCGAGGATGCGCGCGGGCTGCGGGTGATCGGGCGGGTGTCCGAGCGGTCTTCCGTGGGGCGGGAGGCGGCGGCCTTGCTCCGGGACGGGGCGATCGGGGGGCTCTCCTTCGGCTATCGCGTGCGGGGGAGCGTTGAAGGAACAACTCGTGAACTTACAGATCTCGATTTGGTCGAGGTGTCGCTGGTGACCTTTCCCATGCAGCCCAAGGCGCGGGTGCATGCGGTGGCGGAGGAATAGCCGCTTCGAAATTCCACTTCCCGTTCGTCCCGAGCGTAGTCGAGGGACGTGGAGACGTGTCTCGACTTCGCTGGACACGAACGGGTTTTCTTCAATGTGGAGGATAGCGAATGTACGAGACGAAAGCCGATGCGCTCGAGGCGAGCTTCGACCAGGCTGGTAAGGCCGAGGATGTGGCCGAGCTGCGCGCCGAGATGGCGGCGTTGAAGGCGCGGATGGATGAACATGCGGTGGCGGCGGCGCGGCCGGCGTTGAGTGGGGCGAAGGGGGACCAGAGCCCGGAGCGGAAGGCGTTTGTCGATGCCTATCTGCGCAAGGGCGTAGAGGGAGGCATCGAGCTCAAGAGCTTCCAGGGGACGAGCGATGCGGCCGGCGGCTATGCGGTGCCGCGCGAGATCGATGCTTCGATCGATGCGGCGTTGGTGGCGGTGTCGCCGATCCGGACGATCGCCAATGTGGTTAAGGTTGGATCGGCCGGCTATCGCAAGCTGGTGACGACCGGGGGGGCGCCTTCGGGCTGGGCTTCCGAGGGTGGCGCGCGGGAGGAGACGGCGACGCCCACCTTCCGCGAGGTCGCGCCGCCGGGGGGCGATCTGTTCGCCAATCCGGCGGCCAGCCAGGCGATGCTCGACGACGCCTTGTTCGATGTCGAGGCGTGGCTGGCGGACGAGGTGGCGCGGGAATTCGGGCGGGCCGAGGGCGCAGCCTTTGTTGCCGGCGACGGGACGAACAAGCCCAAGGGGTTCACCACCTACACCACGACCAATGAGGCGGATGCGGTGCGCGCCTGGGGTTCGCTGCAATATGTGGCGAGCGGGGCGGCGGGGGCGTTCGCCGCCTCCAACCCGCAGGACAGGCTGATCGACCTGGTGCAGAGCCTGCGCTCGCCCTACCGCCAGGGCGCGGTGTTCGTGATGAACTCGGCGACGCTGGCGGTGATCCGCAAGTTCAAGACCAGCGACGGCGCGTTCCTGTGGGCGCCGGGGCTGGCGGTGGGGCAGCCGGATACGCTGCTCGGCTACCCGGTTGTCGAGGCGGAGGACATGCCGGATATCGCGGCCAACTCGCTGTCGATCGCGTTCGGCAATTTCAAGGCCGGCTATCTGATCGCGGAACGGAGCGAGACGAGCATCCTGCGCGACCCGTTCACGCATAAGCCCTATGTGCATTTCTATGCGGTGAAGCGGGTGTCGGGCGGGGTTTCGAACTCCGAGGCGATCAAGCTGATGAAGTTCGCGGCGAGCTAAAGCTCCGCCTGCTCCAACCTGCCCCATGCCCCGTTCGTGTCGAGCGAAGTCGAGACACGCTCACGCAACGTCCCTCGACTTCGCTCGGGACGAACGGGCGCGGGTATCTTTATTCAGGCATATCAAGGAAAACCAACGATGGCGGACCCTTTCAAGAGTTCGGTCGACAGCCCCCTCATGACCGCGAAGCGGTGGATCACGGTTACGCCCAATGACGGGGCGGACCTGCCGGGGGGCACGCCCAAGGCGCTGTGGGTGAATGGCAGCGGCAATCTCTCGCTGGTGGGCGAAGATGGCAATGCGGAGACCTTCGCCGTGGTGGCCGGCGCGCCGATCGACCTGAGGCCGGCGCGGGTGCGCGCGACGGGGACGACGGCGACGGGCATCAAGGCCCTCTACTGATGGCGGGCGCTCGCTACGGCTATGCGCGGGGGCGGCGGGCGGCGGTGCCCGCGGTGCCTTCGCTCGCCCCCTATACGGGGATGGTGGCGACCAAGTGCCGGATTCCCTATACGTCGAACAGCACCAACAAGCAGTTCAACAGCCGCAGTCATCATCGCGCGCGGGCGAGTATTTCCTCGCTGCAACTGGTGCTGCCTAATTGGTATTGGGAATATCTGTCGACACGGCTGGAAACCAATCCGGGATCGTCGGCGACGGTCTCCGCCTCGATCGAATATCCGGCGGGGACATTCACGCAGGTGCTGTTCGGCGGATCGGCGAACGGGACGATCGCGAACGGAGGGAATATCACCAGCGACGCGGTGAGCGTGGCTATCCCGGACGGAGCGGACTTCTGGGTGAGGGTGTGGTTCCGCACGACCGGATCGATCATATTCGTGGGGCGGCTCAACAGCACGGCCTATAGCTGCGTCGATGTCGGGAACGGCGAGGCGATGGAATATGGCGTCACCGTTTCCGACAAGACGATGTCGGGGACGATCACGGCGACCACGCCCGGCGACACCGGGCCGATGTACTATCCGGTGGGGATCATCGGCACGACGACCAGGCCCGCGATCTTCATTGATGGCGACAGCCGGACCTGGGGCTTCTGGGACCAGCATGATGCAAGCGGCGATTTCGGCGAGATCGCGCGATCGATCGGGCCGCATTATGGCTATGTGAATGTCGGGAGCTGGGGGGAAGGCTTCGCTTCGGCCAATGCCGCGGGCAATTATTCGAAGCGGATCGCGATGCTTTCCTGGTGCAGCCATGTCGTTTCGGCGCGTGGCATCAACGCGCTGCGGCAGGGAGGCGAGAACAAGTCGGCGGCGACCGTGCAGGGCGAGGCGCAGACTTTCTGGGCCAAGTTTGCGGGCAAGCCCGTCTGGCATACGACCCTGATCCCTGTATCGGCAAGCAGCGACAACTGGGCGACGCTGGCGAACCAGACGCAGAACGCGCAGGCGGCGCAGATCGCGGCGTTCAATGATTATGTGCGCGGGCGGCCTTCGCCCCTGGCGGGCTATTTCGAGCTGGCGGACGTGATCGAAAGCGGCCGGAACAGTGGCAAATGGAAGGTGACGGGCGTGGCGAATGCGTTCACCGCCGACGGGGTGCATGAGAACCAGGGAGGCTATCTGGAAATCCGGAACAGCGGGGCGATCGGGCCGGCGGCGTTCACCTGATCACCAGCTGTTGCGGTTTCCCCATTCGTCGGTGTCCGGTGGCGGGCCGGCAGGGCGCAGCGCGAGCGCGAAGAGGGTCGCGGCGCCGAATGTGAGCGCGAGCTGGAGGAGCAGGGGCCAGGTCATCGATTTCGGTGTGATGCGACGCCGGCAGTTCACAACGGCTTAATGCTCCAATTCGGGTGGGCGCAACTCGGCCGCCCTTCCCGGAATGGCGGGATGACGGTGCGGGCGGGGAACCCACCAATTCGGATCAAACTTAGCGGGAGCGGGTATGAGCATCCATTTGAAGGATCCGCAGGCGATCCTCGATTACGGCATTGATTGGCCGCCGAATTGGGTGGGCGATGCGGCCATTTCCTCCGTCCTGTGGGTCGTCACGCCTTCCGAGCCGGGCGGCATTGTCGTGCAGGATGAGGTTGTCGAGGACTTGCGAACCAGCGTGCGCCTGGGCGGCGGGGTGCCGGGGCATGTCTATCGAGTAGCGGCGAGCGTCATACTGTCGGACGGGCGGGCGGATGAACGGTCGCTGACGCTGCGCGTGGAGGAACGCTGATGGGCGCGGTGATGGAGGCGGCGGCCGCGCCGGTCGGGCTCGACGAGGTCAGGGCCTATCTGCGTGTCGAGCATGAGGCGGAGGATGGGCTGATCGCCGGGCTCGTGCGGACGGCGGCGGGCCTGTGCGAGGGCTTTACCGGACAGGCGCTGATCGCGCGCGAAGTGATCGAGACGGTGCCGGTTTCGTGCGAATGGCGGCGGCTGTCGATCGCGCCGGTGAGGTCGATCGAGGCGGTGGGGGACCTGCCCGTCGAGGCTTACGCAATCGACATCGACGCCAATGGCGACGGCTGGGTGCGGGTGACGCAGCCGGGGGCGCAAGCTCGGGTGAGCGTCACCTATCGGGCGGGAATGGCGGCGGACTGGAACGGCGTGCCCGAGGCATTGCGCCAGGGGATCATCCGGCTGGTCGCGCATCTCTATGCGCATCGGGATCGGGCGGACGACGAGGGGCCACCGGCGGCGGTGGCGGCGCTGTGGCGGCCGTGGCGCAGGATGCGGCTGCGATGAGCGGCCCTTCGACAGGCTCAGGGCGAGCGGAACTGGCGGGGGCGCTGAGCGAGCGCGTCGAGGTGCAGCGGCGCGCGGCCGAGCGAGATGCGCTTGGCGGCGCGGCGGGCGCCTGGGGCGCGGTCGGTTCGACCTGGGCGGAAATCGTGCCGGACGGGACGGGGGCGCCCGTCGCGGGGGAGGCGATCGAGGCGCTGCCGCGCTGGCGGGTGACGCTGCGTGCGGATGCCGATGTGGCGGTGGGCGATCGGTTGATCTGGCGCGGGCGGCGGCTGCGCGTGCGGGCGCGGACCGATGATCCGCGGCTGCCCGACCGGGTGCTGCTGCGGGCGGAGGAGGAGCGATGATGGAAAGGCTGCTGGCGCGGGGGAGGCGGATCGCGGCGGCGCGAGTGGAGCGGATCGTGGCGCTGGCCGAGGCCGTGGCGCGCGAGGAGCTGCCTGGGGATATATTCGTGGAGAAAACCGGGGATGGGCTGGTGATAAGCGGGAAAGGGCTGGGGATCAGGGTGATCCTTGACGTGCGGCTGCGCGGGCTCGGGGCTCTGCTGAAGGCGGTGGCGCGATGAGCGCTGCGGGCGTGGTGCAGGCGGCGGTGGTGGCCGCCTTGCGCGGTGGGCTGGGGGGCGTCGAGATCTTTGACGGGGTGCCGGCGCGGGCGGCCTATCCCTACGCGGTGATCGGCGAAGGCCTGTCTTCCGACTGGAGCCGCGGCGGATGCGCTGCGGGTGGATGCGGTTTTCTACAAGGCGGACGATCTGGCGGGGCTGATCTGGGAGGCGGAGGATCGGTTCGATCATCCGCTGCTCGCCTATGAGACGGCGCGCGATTTCCGGGCTTGCCGGCTGCGGTTTCGCTGGCGGTCGGGGGGCGTGATGCCGCTCGACGCCGTCAATGGCCCGACGCTGACGATCGAGGGGCGCGACGTGGAAGGGAGCCCGCGCGCCTGGTATGTGCGGCTGTGGAACTATGCGAGCGGCGATCCGGACGACGCCGAGATAGCGATCGACTTTGCCGATCTGGACGGTGGTTTCGCGCTGCCGGCCGACGCCGATCCGGTATGGGCGGGGGATATCGACCGGCTGTTCATATCGGTGGTGCCGCCGGGATATTCGGGTGCGGATGCGCCGTTGGCTGCTCCGGCGGAGGCCTGGGCCGAGCTGAGCGGGATCGTCTGCGAGGGGGCGGGGTCGGTTCTGGCGATCGGGGACGCGCTGGCGCCCGAGCATGGGCTGCGGATCGCGACCGGATACGACGACAGCTACAATGTGACGCCGGCGCGGATGCTGCGGAATATCGTGCAGCTCGGCTATCGCGGGCTCATCAACCATTATGTCGGGATGAGCCATTATTTCCGGCTCGAATGGAACGCGGGGGCCTCGGCCTTTCTGGTGAGCCTGGACGGGGGCGTGCTCAACGCGCCGTGCGCGGCGTGGCATGCGGACTTCGCGGCGCGGGCGGAGGGGCTGGGGTTCGGTCTGATCCTGTCGCTTTCCTATGAGCTGTTCGACGCGCATTGCTGGGGGGACTGGAAGCAGCGGGCGGAGGATGGCTCGCCGGGGCTGACGGGATGGTCGCCGCCTTCCGCGCTGTTGTCGCCGGCGCATGCCGGGGCGATGTCGTATCTGCAGCAGGTGGCGCGGGCGTTCGTCGGGATCGCAGTGACGGCGGGGCAGGCGGCGCGGTTCCAGATCGGCGAGCCTTGGTGGTGGGTGATGCCGGATGGACGGCCCTGCCTCTATGACGATGCGGCGCGGGCGGCGTTCGGAGGGAGCCCGGTTTCGATTCCCGATGTGCGGGGGGTGCTGGATACCGGGCAGACGGCGCTGCTCGATGAGGCGGGGGCGTTGCTCGCCGCCTCGACGGCGGCGCTGCGGGATGCGGTGAGGGACGAGGCGGCGGGGGCAGAGGTGCTGCTGCTCGTCTATCTGCCGACGGTGCTCAGCGCGCAGGCTCCGGAGCTGAAGCGGGCGAATGTGCCGATCGGCTGGGCGAGCCCGGCTTATGACGTGCTCCAGCTCGAGGATTATGACTGGGTGGTGGCGGGCGATCGGGGTTCGACCGCGCGGGGTTTCGCGGCGATGGCTGCTCGGCTCGGCTATCCTGTCGAGGAGCAGCATTATTTTTCGGGGTTCATCCTGAATCGCGAGGCCGCGCCGCTTTGGGCTGAAATCGATGCTGCGGCGGAGGCCGGCCGGGAGCGGGGGACGGCGGAGACCTTCGTCTGGGCGCTGCCGCAGGTGATCCGCGACGGATTTGTGCATTTCGAACTGGGGGAAGAGGCGGTGCAGGCTTTCGACGATGTGAGCTTCCCGATCGAGATCGGGCGAGAAGCGACGGTGGAGCCGGGCTTCTCGACCGCGATCGTGACGACCGCTTCGGGGCATGAGCAGCGCAATGCCGAC